GACAAGGACTTGGATCAGATTCAAGGCGCTCACTGCAACCCAGACAAGGAAACATGCTATGATGTAGATCCCGACGACGCTGATCTATACAAGTGGATGCAGGTACTTTCCGGTGATAGTACGGACAACTACCCGGGAATTCCAAGGGTAGGGCAGGAAAAGGCACGTAAGATCCTACTGGACGTATCTAGTGGTGATCGTGAGTCTGTTGTCAAGCAGGTGTACAAGGACAAGGGGTTTGACGACAGTTATTACAACAGCATGTTCTGTTGTGCTACCATTGTAAAGCATAATGAGGTGATTGAATGCGAGCTGTTATCGCAGGATTTGAGCGTGGCGTCCACTCTGGTACCTTTCCTGCAGTCTCTCAAGCAGTGCGCAACCTAACCATTCAGGGCTGGGATGTTATTACCCGCATGACTCAAGACAACAAAAACATGTGGCCTACTGGAATCAGCGGACCAACCAAGGCATTTAGAAACCTTGCAATTGTGCAGGATGTAATGGCTCTTTCTGAAGCAGGTATTACTCTGATTCTATTGCCAGGTTGGTCTCAATATCCCGAGGCTTCGGCCATGGTGGCCGTTGCAAAGGCAATGGATAGGGATGTCCAAGAAATGAATGAAGGAATCTTCAAGGAGCCTGAATGGCACGAATCCTCGTGATCGGGGACACGCACTGTCCCGCAATGCACAAGAACTATTTCAAGTTTCTTTGCAACACTCAAAAGAAGTGGAAGACAGACACGACTATCCATATTGGTGACGTCGTTGATCATCATTGTATTTCGTTTCATGACAAGCATCCGGATAACGAAGGTGCTATTGCGGAATACAAGACAAGCCAAAGGCAGATTAACATGCTATACAAGCAGTTTGGCAACATGCTTGTGTGCATTGGAAATCACGATGCTCGCGTTAGGCGCTTGAATTCCAAGATTGGCATTCCATCCATGTATCTCAAGGAATTTAACGACCTGTATGGAACGTCCACTTGGCGTTGGGTAGAATCAACCGAAAAGGATGGGGTGTATTTCTATCATGGCGAAGGCGTTGGTGGACAACATCCAGCGTTCAGCGCGGCCAAGATGCGAATGCAACCAACCGTAATGGGACACTATCATTCTGCCTGTGGTGTCTGGTATCAGGCTGGACCAACGCAAAAGATCTGGGGAATGAATGTAGGCTGCGGAGTCGACCGCAGTCACTGGTCAATGCAATACGGTGCTGCATTCCTTAAGAAACCTATTGTTGCATGCGGTGTCGTCGTCGACGGGACGCCATTCGTGGAGACTATGGATCTATGAGGACTAGCAAGGACTGGGAAATTATGATCACAGCCATTACAAAGTCCGTAATTGAATCAGGAGCCGACCCAAAGGATTGGGAGGACCGAATTCGACAGGGCCTCAAGATTGTGATCAATTTCACAAATACCGCACTTCAAAAGGACGCAAAGCAATGAGCAGGTCACACCTAAACGAACTTAAGCGTATCTGCGGCGACATGGAAAACATTGTTCTGAACATGGAGAACATGTCCATGAAGGACCTTGATGCTCGGTTTTCAGGCATGTACAAGCGGATGACCGAGGTTGTCGGTGCTGTTATGCTTGAGCAGGATGAAATGTCCGGAAAGCTTGAGTAATGCGAATTAACGAAGTACGCACCATGTTGAAGACATGGAAGCAGCGTCTTGGTCTAGGACCCTGGAAGATCGACGTAAAGTGGACCAACCTTGAAGATGAACACGGTAACGTGGAATTCGATGTTCTACACCGAATCGCTGTTATTGGAATCAATAAACCAGCTCTCCTTCCACAGGCCATTACGGTGGAGTATGTGCTTGTACATGAGCTTCTGCACCTAGTTCTAATTGAACTAGAGCTGGTTGAAAAGGCAAAGACGGATCAGAAAGACATGACTTTGGAGCGAGTCATCAATCAACTCACAAACGCGCTCCTGGAGCAAAACAAGCAATGACTACTAAGACGACCAACGGCAAGCCTTCTATCTACTTTTCCCCCACTGTCAAGAGTCCTCAGGGTTCGGCTCTCTTTGCAAAGCTCGAGGAGCCCGATGTCTTCAAGGGAGGCGATCCTACTTGGAAGATCACTGTTGTCTTTGATCCTGCGGACAATGAGTACAAGAATCTTGTCAAGACCATTGATGATTTTGCGGCCGCTTATTCCAAGGAGTGCGGAAAGCCTGTAGCTGGCAACTCCATCTGGCGAAACGATAAGAATACAGGCCTTCCCTGTCTGACCTTCAAGTCCAAGGCAAAGCAGGGCGATGACGGCAAGTTTATCAAGCTTGCTGTAGTTGATGCCGACAAGCAGCCTACTACCGAGCCCTGGAATGGCGATAAGGTGCGTGTCGCGTTCAAGCTTGGCGGTTGGACCTCTCCGTTTGGCGCCGGCATCAAGCCATATCTTTCTGCCGTTCAGGTCATTGAGCGCCGTCCCAAGGGATCCAGCGGATTCAATGCTGTTGATGTCTTTGACGGTCCTACCAATGACGATGAGACTCCGTTCTAATGCAAAAACACACGTTTCAAATTGATCCTGTTCCCGCATCCCGTGCTCGCGTAAGTAAGTACGGTACTTACTATCTTCCCACATACAGGAAGTTTAAGTCTAGCATGCAGGAATTGGTGGCAAAGAACAGGGGGTCCTTCAAGAAGCTTGAGGGACCCCTTGTAGTATCTGTGTACTGCTGTGTTGCTAGGCCAAAGACAACTGAACGTGATTATCCACGTGGAGACGTTGACAACTATGCCAAGGCTGTTCTAGATAGTTTAAATGGCGTTCTTTGGGACGACGACGATCAGATTATTTCTTTGCTTGTTTATAAGGAATATGTGGACGCAGACGAACAACCGCACATTTATATTGAGGCAATGAATGAGCAAGGTCGTAACAAGAGAAAGGTGCGGAAGCTGTGAAGCAAGGGGTCGGGACACAAGCGGCGACAACCTGTGCGTGTACGACGACGGCCATAAATTCTGCCATGCTTGTGGTCACTACGAACTCGGCAATAAGATCAGGAGCATTGTAGCTGTGCAAAATACCAGTCTTTTAAGCGGGGAATACAAGGATCTTTCACATAGGCGGCTGTCCGCAGATACCTGTCGATTCTACAACTACGCCACCGGGAGCGATGGCGCAGAAATCGCTACCTACTGGAAAGACGGTCACGCTGTTGGTCAAAAAGTTCGTCGGGCTGGGAAGAAGTTCTCGTGTATTGGCGACATGGCCAATCCTCCTCTGTTTGGCCAGAATCTATGGCGTGTAGGCGGCAAGCGTATCGTAGTCACCGAGGGTGAGATTGATTGTCTTACTATTGCCCAGGCCCAAGACTGCAAGTGGCCTGTAGTCAGTCTTCCAACTGGCGCTGCCGGTGCAGAGGCGGCAATCAAAAACAACTACGATTTTATCTCCTCATATGAGGAGGTAGTGCTGTGCTTTGACAACGACGAGCCGGGCAGGGAAGCCGCAAAGCGTGTTGCGGAGATTCTTCCTCCAGGCAAGGCAAAGATTGCAACGCTTCCTCGCAAAGACGCCAACGAGATGTGGCTGGCTGGTGAGGCCCGTCAACTTATCACGTGTCTATGGGAGGCTCAGTCCTATCGACCTGATGGCATCCTTCATGTCAAGGACGTGGCTCAAGGCGAGCACAATTCCACGGAAGTGTGGGAATTTCCGTGGCCTGTTCTTACCGATTATCTCATTGGTCAACGCGGCGGTGAAATTACTCTCTGGACGTCAGGCACAGGCAGCGGAAAGTCTACAATCATTCGAGAATTGGCCATGCACCATCTGTTCAACCACAGACCTGTTGGCATGATTATGCTTGAAGAGTCTCCTGCAGAGACTGTAGATGACATTGTATCTCTACTTGTAAACAAGCCAGTTAGACGAACATTTGCATTCAACGCACTCAACCAACTCAGGTCTTCGACAGGAAAGCAACCACTAAATGCAGACTTCGACGCATCACTCACACACGACGAATATCAATCAGCCAGAGCCACTGTCAACTCCCTCCCGCTCTACATCTACGATCATATGGGATCAAGCGGATACGACAATCTCCTCGCTAGGATTGAGTACATGGCTGTGGGGCTTGGGTGCAAGGTGGTCATCCTTGATCACATCACGGCTGCAGTCGCTGGGCTTCTGTCGAACTCGGACGACGGAGGATCAGAACGACTAGTTATTGACGACATGATGAAGCAGCTTCGTTCCATTGTCGAACGTACTGGTGTTCATCTTGACGTAATCAGTCAGCTCCGTAAGCCGTCATCTGGCAAGGGTTACGAAGAAGGCGCACGCATCACTGTTCAGGATCTTCGTGGTTCTGGTAGTCTTGCGTCCGTTCCAAACACTGTCATTGCGCTTGAACGAGACAGGCAAAGCACAGATAAAATGACGGCAAACACCACTATTGTAAGGGTTCTAAAGAACCGATTCACAGGACAGTCAGGTATTGCCACTGCTCTAAACTACAACTACGAGACAGGACGGCTCATGGAAGTGCCGTTTGCCATCAATGATGATGGCAATATTGTATTTGATCCATCCGCCGGATCAAGCAACCTGGATCCAACAAAGGTATTCGAGACACTCGCATGATTCAGATTCCAGATAATTTTCCATCGTATACGTCCTATTCGCCCAAGATGCTTATCCAGCATGTCGATCAGATGAAGGCAGCTCTTCGAGAACTTCAGAATGAGATTCAGAAACTGAAGAGTCAGCAGCCGACCACTACTGCTGCTACGCCCAAGGCCAAGAAGGACGCTGCCAATGCCTAAGAGCGTTAGTCTTCGCAAGAAGGACAAGAATCCAAAGGGAGGCTTGACTGCTTCCGGACGCGCCAAGTACAACCGTGCAACCGGAGGTAAGCTGAAGGCTCCTGTCAAGGGAGCTGCCAATACCCCAGAGAAGAAGCGTCGCAAGGGTTCGTTTCTTGTTCGAATGGGTTCTGCTGCCGGTCCTCTATATAAGAATGGAGAGAAGACCCGCCTTAAGCTCAGCCTTGAGGCCTGGGGTCATTACGGCGACAAGTCCAGTGCTGTTCGCAAGGGACGAAACCTGCTGAAGCAGTATCAGAATTCAAAGAAGAAGAAGTCCAAGTAATAAACCAGAAAAGGAGTAAGTGCTACCCATGAAAACAGCATTCTTCGACATCGAAACAGACGGTCTTCTAGACACATGCACCAGAATGTGGGTCGGAGTAATCACAGATGCATCAGGTCCTCAGATCTTCTACGATCCAGATCTTCTCGTCAAGGCGCTGCGAG